GTTCGAGCCCGAAAGAGATCGCACAGAACCTGGATATGGACCACATGGACTCCGGGTCCAGGTTTTTTGATGGGCCAGTCTTGGCTAGGCATAAGTCCGCGTACGGCCGCAAGCCGGTCGTGGAAGCGAGCATCGACTTTCGGCGGAGGATGAACGAAGACGAGATGCGGGGAGCCATCCTGGGTAAGGCTCTATCCTCGGTCCGATGCCACCGAACAACTAAGCATCGCCCCTGGAAGCTTTGGATTCAGTTGTCGACCTCTCGCCCTGACCAGGCTTACAACTACATCATCGGTGTCGATATTTCCAACGGCCAGGGGATGTCCAATTCGATTATGTCAGTGCGATGCAAGGAGACGGGCGAGAAGATTGCGGAGTTCGCAGACGCTAACACGCCGCCTCACGATTTAGCCAAGCTCTGCGCGATCGCGGGGATCTGGTTTGGCTCTAAAACAGGTGGCTACGCACTGGTGGTGCCTGAGCGCAACGGACCTGGGGCGACATTCATCAAAGAGATCAATAAGCTTGGATACCCCAACGTGTACCTGGAAAGACGGCAGGGCACGGTCGACGAATCGGTGGGGAAGAAGTATGGTTGGCACAGCAGCGAGACTTCAAAGCCGCTGCTGCTTGGCGTGTATCGACGGGAGCTGGCTAGGGACACGCTGATTAACCCCTGTGAAGAAGCGCTGACAGAAGCCGAGGAGTATATTTACTATAACGGGGGGGTTGTCGGCCCGGCAGGCCTCACTAACGAGAGCCCCACCGCCCGAGCGACCCACGGCGACCGTGTCATTGCTGATGCCTTGACCTGTATTGGTGACGAGGAAGTGACGGCGGCCACGGCCGACGATCCTGAGGTGCCAGCCAACAGCTATGCGGCCAGGCGGCGAGCCCGAAAGGCGAACAGTAGAAATCAAGACCGATGGATGCGGTCTAGGAAAGGACGACGCTGATGCCAGCACTAATCACACCCCAGGCTCTACAAAAATCTGTCAACCAGGGGTTCGCTCGCGTTGAAAATTTTCGACGGGCTCGCGCCATGTTCATGCAGGAGTACGTTGGCCCGTTTTACGATAAAGAGCGAGACGCCGACGCCCAGCCGATCAACCTAATCTTCAAGGCGATCTCGATTCTGGTTCCCCACTTGGTGGCTAAGAACCCGCAGTTCAATGTCGAATCTCAGTACGCGATGCACGGCGGGACCGCGGAGCTTCTCTCGCTTTACCTGGATGACCTAGCCAAGAAGCTGGGGCTCAAGGCCGAGCTTCGGATGACAATTATCGACGCGATCATGTGCATGGGCATTGTCAAGGATGGCTTGGGCGTGTCCGGCCAGTCGCTCGACGGGCCGGACGGCCTCATGAATATCGCGATGCCCTACGCCAAGCGGGTCGATCTGGACGACTTCACGCTGGACCCGATGTGCCGGAGCATCCGCGAGGCCGTGTTCATCGGCAACCGCGTCCGCGTCCCCCGATCGATGTACGAGGAGTCTGGGCTGTACGGAGAGGGGGTGGATCTCCCCCGCCTGCCTGGCGTGACTGAACAGCGACGGAAAGGTACTGAGGTTGAGTCCTTGTCCAGGAAGAAGGGCTACCAGGGGGATACGAACGAATTGATCGACGACATCGACTTGGTGGAGGTGTACCTGCCTGACGATCGCAAGATCGTCACACTGCCGTTTGGCGAATACCAGGTGCCCGATTTCCTCCGTGTCGTGGACTGGGATGGGCCAGACCCCGCCGGCGACGCGCCGTCGCTCGGCCCGTACCACTTCCTCGGCTTCCACTGGGTGCCCAACAACCCCTTCCCCGTTCCGCCCTGCGGCGTGTGGATGGATTTGCATGAGATGGCTAATGAAAACGCGGCCAAAGCAAACCGTCAGGCTCAGCGGCAAAAAGATGTCTTGGTCTATGGTCGCGCTGCCGCGGATGACGCCGAACGCATTGTAGAGACCGCCGATGGCGAGTCGTGTGCGGTCGATCACCCCGACATGGTTAAGACCGTTTCGATGGGCGGCACGAACGACGACGTGTACCGACAACTCGATTGGATCATGGGCGTGTTCGGGGAGTCGGGTCCAGGGGATTTCCAACAGCTTGGTGGCGAGGCCTCTAACTCCGGCACGGCGACACAAGCCAATATCTTGGCATCTGCTGCGACCATTCGTGTAGGCGACATGAAGGATATTCTTTATGACTTCACCAGTTCGATTGGTCGGAGCCTGGCGTGGTACGGGTTCACTGACCCCTTGATCGAGATGCCGCTCAAGAAGCGTATCCCTGGAGGGGAGGACACGACGTTGGTCCTCACGCCCGAGGCGATGCAAGGCGACTTCATTGACTACCACTACACCGTTACGATGGACTCAATGGACCGGGAGAACCCATTGCAGCGGAGCCAGAAGCTCATCCAGTTTGTGCAAACTGTGATTCCGACCGCAGTGCAGACGTTCATGCAGTTTGCACAAATGGGTCTCCCCGGATTGTTTAACCCGATCAAGTTCGTCAACATGAATGCCAAGCTCCAGGGGATCAATCACTTCGAGGCCGTTTGGAACGACCCTGAGTTTCAGATGCAGATCATGGAGATGATGGCCCGGTCGCCCGTCATGCAGGGTGCTGTTGGCATGCCTGGGGACGCGACCGGGACCGGCGGCATGGTTCGATCGATTTTGGGCCAGGGCAACGACCCGGTCCCTCAGTTCCAGGGCCAAGGTCTTGACCCCAATGCAGACCCAGGGGCGTCGTTTGCCCAGTCCGGGTCTGCTCCGATGCAATTAGGCCTGGGCAACCCAAGCGGGTTGGCCAGCGCCGTGTGAGATACCAATGCCTGTCTATACGTATCAATGCTCTGGCTGTTCCCACATCCAGGATGACATCCAGTCGATGGCGAATCGAGACTCCACGGTGGAGTGTGATAAGTGCGGACGCCACGCCTTTCGCCAGGCGGAGCCCGAGCTTGCCGCCGTCCAAACCGACTGGCCCGAGGCAATTCTTTCAGACGCCGCCGGCATCGCGCCCGAGCAGGTCGCAGAGGCCCGTGGCCGCTTCAAAGGCCACGATTACACGCCAGATGGTCGTATGATCTTCAAGTCCAAGAAGCACCGCCAGAAGTGTTTGAAGGACATTGGGATGGTCGATCGCGACGGGTTTGATTGACAACCTAGCCCCCCTCGCTTAACAATAGTGCCTAAGTACCCCATGTTCACCTACCCCGCATGTCGCGGAAGCTGACCTGGATAGAAAGGCATTATGAGCACCGAAGCACCCGTACCATCCGCCGCAGAGTCTCCTCTCAACCCCCATTCCGCGCCATCGGTAGGCAAGGAAGGGATCCCCACTGCCGCCGTTGCGTCCGTCCAAGAAGCCCTGAACGACACGTTCGGCGGCCTGGATGATTCTGACCGCGAGGCCCCGGTTCAACAGCAACAGCAGTCGTCCAGGGAAGATCTCGACACTGGTGATGACGGTGACACCACTACGGTCCGCGAGCACAAGCGCCGCGTCCGCCCCCGAAAACGGGATCAAGAACAAAGCCCCTGGTCGGATGAAAACGAGACCGATCAGGAAGCACTAGAACAAGCTGGCGGCGTCGAAGACAGCGACGGCGGCACCAATCAACTGGACGACACTGCGCAGCAGTCCGACCCAGGCGGTGCCAACGAAGCGTCTACCGAGCCCCAGGTTCCAGAAGCGTTGGTGCAAGCCGCGCTTCGCAGAGGGTGGAGCGAAGATCGCATCCAGCGGCTCATCGAACACGATGAGAGCCTGGCGATCGACACCTTCGAGCAGCTCCAAGCTGATGCTAATCACATGAGTCAAGAGTTTGCTCAACTCGGGCGGCATGTCGCCCAGGCGGGACAAATCGTCCCGCAGCCTCAGCAGCAGCCGCAGCAACCGGTCTATGGCCAGTCGCATCAGTTTCCTGGCCAGAGCGCCCCCGTGGAGCAGGCGCAACCCACGCACCAACAGGGACAGTTGCGACCATTCGCCTTTGGCGAAGATGTTCTTAAGCCCCTGGACGAAGGATTCGCGGACGGTATCGCCAAACCCATCCAGGAGTACCTGAATCAGGTCGGGTCTGTCCTTAACAATGTTATGGCCGGCCACGACAGGTTCATCCAAGAGCGTCAGCAGGAAGCCTTGTACACGCAGATCGACGAGTTCTTCAACAAGATTGAAGGATTCGACGAGATGTATGGCAAGGGCGGTCGCTCCGAGGTTACGGAACCAGAGATGATCGCTAGACGTCGCGTTGTCCAAGAGGCTGACGCGATTCGAGCCGGAGCCCAGTACCAGAGGCGGGACCTTTCCGTCGCCGAAGCGCTGGAGATGGCCCATAACCTTGTTTCTTCACCTCACCAACAACAACAGGCACGAAGGACGCTGACAAACAAGCTTAAGAAGCGGGACGCACAGATCTCGGTTGCACCAACGCAACGGGCAGGGGCCGCCGGTCATGGACCGACCGACCCTGTGGCTCGGGCCGAGGCGAATCTTGCACCCCGGCTCAGGAAGCTTCAAACCGGCTGATAACGTGTCCAGGAGACACTACTCATGGCGAACGGGATTAAAAACACCCAACTGCTTGACCTCCTCGCAACTACGTTGCCGGATCTTCCGGACAACGAGTTCGAGGTGGCCTGGGACTACCGCGACTACGAAGTTTGCAACCGGTGGTTCCAGAAGGACCGGATCGACGTCGACGGCGGCGTAACGATCGACCGGCGCATCATGCTGGACGACTCGGGCTCTGCTCGATACGTTCGGTTGTACACCCCCTCGACACCTAACGTGGCCGATGTGCAGAAGCGCATTTCGGTCCCCTGGACCCAGTTGGAAGTCAACTGGTCGATCGAGCGGCGTGAATTACTGCGTAACCGTAGCTCGGCGAAGGGCTTCATTAAACTCATCATGTCGCGCCGAGTCGATGCGATGGTCTCCCTAGCCAACCTCCTTGAGGAGCAGGCTTGGGCGACGCCGGCAAACGAGAGCGACGACTTGCTGCCCTTGGGCTTGCCGTACTGGCTCGTGATGGGCAACAATGGCATCAACACGGATGGCGCGTTCAACGGCCAAACCGTTCGCTACGGCGACGGCACGACTGGCACCACTCGGGCTGGACTCAGCTCCGCCAACTTTGACAAGTGGCGAAACTGGACAGCGCAATACACCTCGGTGAACCGAACCCTGATCAAGCGGATGCGTAAGGCATTCCGTGCGATCCGATTCCGCTCGCCGGTCGTAGTGAAGGACCTGACCGAAGGCCCTTCGAGCAATTTTCGCATCTACATGGACCTCGACACGATCGTTGAGTTCGAGGAAATTGCCCACAACCAGAACGACAACTTGGGTGGCGAAGTCGCTGCGTTCGGTGGATCTACGACCTTCCGTCGTATCCCGCTGATCGACATCCCGCAACTCGATACGTTCACCGTCGTAGATGGGGGCTCGAACACGTTCAGCCCTGACCCGATTTACATGGTGAACCACTCGAAGTTCTACCCCATCGTCCAGGAAGATGACTGGCTCGTTGAGTCTGATCCTGAGACAGACCGTACCCTTCATAACGTGTTTACCACGTTCATGGACGGTTCCCACCAGTTCATGTCGACCAACCTGCGTACTGCAGGCGCTGTGATCCACAAGGTCATCCCGGCTGCATGATCCCGTGATGCCCTCCCCTGGAGGGTCATCAAACTAACACTTAAACTCCTATTGGAGATTTTCTGATGGCAGGTAGCAATGTTCAATACGCCGGATCGCACCCGGTAAAGACCAAGCGGGTCTACTACAACGGCGCAACGCCCCTGGCCAAAAGCCAGCCGTTGACCTACGTGGAAGACGCTCCAACCCAAGCAACCTTTGACGCGGCCGAAGCGGCCAACCCTGGGTCGCAAACTCCCGGTCTTATCCGGGGTATCGAGGTTGAGATCCCGGTCACGGCGTCGATCCCCTTCTTCGCAGGCATCCTTGAGGATGGCGATGAAGGTAAGCTTGGCGGCGTGTGGGTCACAGTCATCGTCCCGCAAGAGAGTGACGTGATGAATGTTCGCGTCGAGGGCACGACTGACATCGCGGTGGGCGACCACTTGGCGATGCTCAACGCCCAACCGTACTTTACGCACCAGGCGTTTAGTGCCGAGACGTCGAAGTATTACGCAATGGAGGCGTTCACCACGAACGCTGAGGGGCTGATCCTCGCTTTGCGTATCTAAAAACTCAACCCTGGAGCCGGGGACACCCGCCTCCAGGTATTCACCCCCACACAAGGAGCTTCAAGATGCCAATGGGTAAAGGTTATGGCGGCAAGAAGAAAATGAGCGGTGGCAAGGCGGGCGGCGGCAAGAACACTGGCAAGAAGCAGATGCCTGGGAACAAGAAGAAGATGGGTCGCACCGGCACCAAGTCCAAGTGAGTGAACGATGGCACAGCCAACAGGCGGATTACGTTTCGATGATATTGTAATCCGGGTCGCCGAATACCTCGGCGTCTCGGATTATTCTGCGTCCGGAGCGGGCCAAGCCGCTGTGCCAACCGATGCGCATGATTTGGACTTATGCAAGCGGCTGGTCAACGACGGCATTCGTATGTTCATCTCGGACAATGCCAAGTGGTATTGGATGCGAAAAGTCTGGGACCTCACCGTCGACACCAACGCCACCCCCGAGCAAATTGATGGGGACCCAGGGCGGTACTTCATGCCCAGGGACTTCGGCGGCGATGCGATGAGCGCGATCACGTTCGGCAGTGACCAAAATGTGTGGCCTGAAATTGTGACGCTCCCCGAGCACATCATTCGCCAGTGGCGGTCGATCCATTCAGGCAACCAATCCGGCATTCCCCATTACGCCGCGTTTCGGAAGCTCGCGGACAGCGAGGTGCCGGCTGGCGATCGGGGCCGATGGGAGCTGCTGCTTTACCCGGACCCTGGGCAGGCCTATGTGATCAACATCAAGTACCGCCACTACTTCAACACCTTGGTGGATCTCGAAAGAGACTACCAGCCCGCGGGCTTGGAGCACGATGAATGTATTATTGCAGCCGCGATCGCCAAGGCTGAGCTGGACCGTGATGATCAGCTTGGCGCTAGATACCAGTATTACCAGCAGTGTCTTGGCAATAGTTTAAAAGTAGACCTTCTTGCGGCCCCGATCACGGTCGGTGCCAACCTGGACAGGGGCAGCCTGCCACACGTGTTCAACCGCCGACAGTTGGGTTATTCACGGCCAGTACTGCCTGCAAATTACCAAACCACTTAACCGAAAGGGACAACTGTGACTCCATCCAATTTCTTAAAGCAGCTTCAATGGCTCGTCGTCGGAGGCAACGGGTTCAACCGCCAAGAGATCTCGGCTCCCAATGCCGTCGCCACTACGGGCACCCGAGGGGTATCTTCAAACTCGCTCGCGACAGATGTCATCATCCTGGATGCAAACGCCGAGGCCGTCATCCCCTCATTTACAGTTCCCCTTGACTACGACCAAGAGTCTGATCTGCTCGATGTGTCTCTGTTGGTTCGGCTGGAGTCAGGCACCTCACTCACGGTCCAAGCCGCCAGCGCGTCTCGATCTTCGGTGGGTTCAGCTCCGGCCGCTGACGCGACTTTCTCGCCTGCTGCAGCGACCCTAATTAACGCGAGCGATCCTGTGCTGGTTCGAGGAAACCTCAGTAGGCTGGGCCTTGTCGCCGGAGAATCCCTCAGCGTCCTCTTCAGTGCGGCTGGTGTTACTGGCGTGGGAGTGGGGCATGTGCTCGGCGTAGTTGTCACCTACAGGTCGACCCTCGTCTCTTACGTGGATGCCAACCGCGGCAACGACGCCGGTGCGACGACTGACCACTTGAACTAAATCTTTGATCCCCCTCCACACGCCGCCCTGGCTGCCCTTGGGCTGGGCGGCGTGTTTTTTTATTATGCCTAGGCAGCCGACTCCAATTCAATTCCCCGTGAGCGGCGTCGTCGAGAGCGCCCCTTTTTCTCAGCAGCCGCCGGGGACCACGCCGTCAGCGCTTAATGTGCGGTCTTACGACTCCCTGGAGAGACGCAATCGCGGGGGGCAGCGAGTAGGAATTGAACGGCTCCTAGACGACCAGATCAATGGCAACAACCCCATTCAGTCTATTAGCACGGTCGTCTCGGCCGTTGACTTAGTCCAGTCCGCGTCGTGGGGGGATCAGCTTTCCAACCCAACTGAGCCCCTAGATGGCAATGAAAACGTTGCGATCGAATACAACGCTGACGGGGATCGAATCGCTAGGGTTAATCCGGCGCTTGACACGATCACGGTATACGGGGCTTCTGGCTTCGCGATTGCTGATCTAGGGTCGAGCCACACCCTTGACGTCTTGCTTAGCGACAACGCCCAGGATATCGCTTGGAACGCGGCGGGGACTGTTCTGTTTGTCACTGTGGACTTGGGTTCGAGCAGCGAGCTTCGCGCTTACGCTTACGACAAGACGACGGGGTTTGGCTCCCTGCTTGATACTGCGGTTTTGGCGGGCAACAATGCTTGTTTCTGCGCAATCAATCCCGCCGGTAGCGCCATCGTCACTCTGTCTAGGTCGACTCCCTTCCTGGAAGCGTGGGCATGGACAGGTTCGGCGTTCGGGGCGAAGTACAGCGACCCCGCGACACTGCCGGCTGATGGTGGCGACTCGGCAAATGGCGGGCGGAGGCTGATTTTTAATCCAGACGGGGACGTTGTTTTCGCGTCCATCTTCAACAAGGTTTTAGATGCATGGGTCTTTGATGCGGTGACGGGCTGGGGCACGAAGTACACGTCCCCCTCAGGGGCTGCAAACAACAACGGCGTCGATATCAACCCTACGGGGACGCACGTCATTACTGGCGGGGGCGGGAGCCTGCTTGTCTATGAATTTAACAAGGTGACTGGGTGGGGGACGCGGACCTCGGTCGCTACGGGGGGTGCTGGCCGGGGAGCGGTGTTCAGCCCAAACGGACAGTATGTCGCGATCGCGGGTCTCGTTAGCGGCGACTCGGGCATCTGGCCATTCACCACCACGCTTGGGACCAAGCTCACCACCCCCGCGACGCTGGGGGCAGGCGTCTACGCCGTCCGATGGCGGCCTGACGGCGCTCAGACTGCGTGGACGATAGGATCGGGCGGAACAACTAACAGAGGTTTGGTGGCTTACGAGTTCCGGGACAGCGCCATCAACCCGGCGGCCAGGGAGACGCGGATCGTGGCAGTGAGCGCGGGAAGCGTCTATCGGTCTAACCTTAGCCTGGATGAATTTGCCGTCGTGGCTTCGGGAGCGTCGGCTTTCAATCCTAGCGCCCCGCGGATCTCAGCCGACACTGCGTTTCAGAATCTGTTTTTTGCTGATGGCATTTTTGCTAATTACCAATACCTGGATTTTGCTGATAACACATTGAAGGATTGGTCTGCAGCGGTTACGGATGGGTCGCTTCCACGGGGAACGACAGACACGACGCTGGGCTGTAGCATCCTCGCGGTGTATCGCGGCCGCGTCGTTCTTTCCGGCCTTCGAGAGGAGCCGCAGAACTGGTTCATGTCAGCGTCAGGCAACCCGTTCAACTACGACTACACCCCGGGCGTGCCGAGCGCGACGCAGGCGGTCGCCGGCAACAGCTCCGAAGTGGGGGAGCTTGGCGATATCGTCACGGCGATGGCCCCGTACCAGGATGACCTCATGGTGATCGGTGGTGCCAACTCGGTGTGGGTGATGCGGGGCGACCCGGCCTCGGGGGGGCAGATCGACAGCATTATTCGCGGCATCGGCATTGCCGGCCCTGCCGCCTGGTGCTTTGACGATGTGGGCAGCTTCTACTTCCTGGGTGCCAATGGCTTGTATCGAATCCAGTACGGACTCAGCTCCCAGCCTGAGCTGATCTCGAAGAACAAGTTAGACCATACTCTCTCAGAAATTGACACGTCAACCGTGTCCGTCTCCCTGGAGTACGACCCGATCTGGCAGGGCGTTCACATCTTCATCTTGCCGGCAGCTCAGGCGGTTACTGACGCACTCGCTCCGCTGCACTACTTTTGGGATGCAAGGAACCAGGCGTTTTGGCCTGACCAGTACCCCGCGGCGACAGGCCCGTCTGTAACTGCGTACCTCACAGTCGATGACCCGACAAAGTCAGGGGTTGTCCTAGGTGGGTTCGACGGTCGGCTGCGGAAATTTGCGACCGGGGCAACGTCGGACGACGGAACTGCGATTTCGAGTCGCGTTCAAATCCCCGCCATCGCTCCAGGGGCAGCTTTGGCGGATACCAAGCTCTCTGAAATCGCAATCAGCCTGGACCAGCAGTCC